GCACCAAATCCTTGCAGCCAGCCTCGCTACACCGGTCTACCGCTTCGCGCCGGCGGTTACAATCCTTTGTTTACCTTTTAATATGTGTGGTCCCTAAAAAAAAAAAAAAAAAAAAATATCAAAAACAAAGAAAAAAAAGGGTCAGGAGAAAGTTTGTTAGAGGAAAATAAGGTTTTTCATGGCGGTAGAACATCGGTCGAAGCCGACTATCGCTGCTGAGGGCCTAAAAAAATAAAAACAGGCAGAAAAAGAGGAGGGGTAACCCTCCCAAATAAAAACACAACCCGCTCACTCCTTGTCAGCACGGTGGATGCGTCTGACCCCGGTGATGAAATCGTCTAGCATACGTGAGATAGTACCCTTAGGGGGTTTTGCTATCTTCTCGCGTCGGACGTCAACATTCCGAGGAAGAAGTACTCCACCGCTTTTAAGACGGATAGGAAGTGAGGGGGGAGAAAAAAGAATTCGTTTTTTTTCGGCGAATCTAGGTGTGTCACCTAACTCCACGAAACGGGTTTTCCGCTGGAGTAACGGGTGATCGCACATCCACGTGCTGGTACAGTCCTCATTTGAGAGGATCACCTCTGGATAGCGAGAAGAAAAGTATTGATAAGCTTCTGCCGGCCAGAGGAACTGCCAGTACGTCTCGACACCTAGATTCTTTTTTTGTATCGGAGTAGGAACTCCTTTCGCTTCGCGGAGAAAATCTGCTTTGTCCACAACGCACTGATAAGGGCCACCGCAAATAAATGCGTCCTTGATCATGGGGTGTGGTGCACCTTTGTGAAGAGGCACACCTTCCCAGGCGTCGACAAACTTTCTTTTTTCCATCCGTCCCCACTGAGCTATCATATCGTAAGCCTCAGGTAAGGGCGGATTTGCCACGACAACGTCAGGAGTACGCTTTACTCCCATCTCTTTTGTAGGGGCGGGTCCCAAAAAAATCGCGCGGCGGAACCAAGACTTCCGAAGGAGGTACTGGACGGTACGCTTAGGGAGATCAGCGACGCACAGAGGTCTCAGAGAGATCTCGTGCCTCATTGCGACATTAAGGATCCACGCCTGGACATCCCGGCGTAAACCCTTAATGCTGTTGCATACGTCTCGAAGCATACCATCAGCCTGTTTTTGGAAGGGTCGGAGGAAGCTAAGAACAGGTTTGGGATTTAAACCCTTCCTCACAGAGGAGCAAGGTTGACTGTTCAAGTCGGCCCAGTGATCCTCAATACCTGTCTTAGATTCATTGACCACTAATCCGTAGGATCCGGTTATCTTACGCCAAAGCGCAAAAAAACTTTCATTTCCTGGGAATGAGCAGTCGTCCCCGTTAAAACGACCGATGCGACGTTCACCTGACCCGTAGCTAATATCACAGGCCATGTCGAAGCAAGCCTTATTCAAGAGGCAGAGAAGAGGGAAACTGACAAGGTTTCCCATCATTGAACCCCGTTTGATAGGGTGTGTCTCTACTCCTCGACGCTCTTCGACATCTAGCCCAAGATATTCGCTACCAACCCAGCGTAGGTTAGTGAACGATCCCACCAGTACCTTCCTTTCCTCCTCCGTAAGTTCGGCACATTCCGCGAGGACATCAACAATGGCGGAAACGGCTTCAAGATAGATATTATCAGTGGCTGCAGTATAG